TACCGATACCGTCAAGAAATGTGCTGGAGTTGATTGCACAATCGGCTCGTCCTCGACTAACATTTCCTGTCGTGGCTGGGCCTGCCCCTCCTGCGGACGACACCTCGTCTACTTCACCACCGTCGAGGACGCCACACAAGGGAGACCGCCCCACGCACCCGCCGTCTGGACATGCCACAGCTGTTCGCAAGACGGTGGCGGCTGGGGAAATGTACCCTTCGGTGGACTTATCGAAGACATTGCCTCCTTCTATCACGCCAACAACTGCGCGTTGTACGAGTATCGCTACAAAGAGCGATATACAGGCCCCGTCTTTGACCCCGAACGTGCTTCCAAAATCTACAACGCCCCAAGCTTCGCTAGCGCCGTCGCCGAAGGGTTCTCCCCCGGTGACCAACAAAGAAACGTACTTGCCTGGTACGATTGGGCCTGCAACCAGCAGGGCCCCAAACTCAGCTGAGACTCTTCAGCTGAGAGCGGAAGTTTATAGCCCCAAAGAACTTACCGCTTACTTGCGACGCCGATTTGCCTTCGTGCGTCGTGACGTCGACCTATTGTTGCTTGCGGCCTCTACTTGCCGCAATTACCAACAGTCTCGCAAGAACGATAAGTACAGTGAGGCGGACATGTACAACCACATGATGAATGCTATCACTGCGCTTTTCCGCGCTTCTACCGAAGAGCGGTGCGTTATTGAGTCACTCGCTGGCACGGCCGCACAGGCCGACATCAATACGTTGACGCAGCTTGCGTCCGGTGATCTCGGACGACATAAGAGAGGCTTCAGATTCCTCGGCAAGAAGATCCTAATACCGTTCACTAGCCGAAGCGTCTCGTTGCCCAAGCCAAAAGGCAAATAGGGGCTTGCAGCATTGACATGCATTTGTTCTCAACATACTCAGCAGACTGTTAATGAGAATGAATGCAATGTCATGAACCTGCAAATCGTCAGTGATGACGATGGTCGAAAGGATGCATGCCGACAGCGTGTGGTTACCACCTATTTGCATCCCTTCACCACATCTGAACTCGGGAGAGAACCACACAACGTATCGCACCAGAACTGCCGTCACTCAGTGATTGACGCAATGAAGAGGAGACACTACAAACTCGATTTACCCTATCCAAGTACTCGAGGTTTAACAGAGCTCAACAAAGCTCTTACGTGGCTCAAGAAATTGTGTCGACAGCAAGGTATCTATCCTGGATCTATCGAAAGATGGTCACCTGAGCAAGTGGTCGCAACGCGGGCACCTGCTAAGAAAGCCACCTATGCTCGGGCTTTTCGGAGCCTTGAGCAAGATGAGATCAGCACAAAGGATGCCTTTGTAAAGGCTTTTATCAAACATGAAAAAGGCCCTCAGCTAGTCACTGAATTCGACGGAGAGGCGCATAAACCCAGCCGGTTGATACAACATCGAGATGAGCGCTTTTGTGCTCAGTTGGCAACGTTTTTGGCCCCCCTGGAACACGAGTTGTACAAGTTGGAGTACCACGGCACTCGCATCTATGGCAAATCCCTAAATCAGTATCAAACTGCCGATGAGATTGTCAAAGCTGACGATACCGCCAGTCGCTATTTTATGCTCGACCACTCCGCTTTCGATTCGCATATTTCAGGTGAGCTTTTGAACCTTGAACACCAGCTATATCTTTGGGTCTTCCAAAATGACCCGGAGCTCAAGCAAATGCTCGACCTGCAAACTAACAACCGTGTGTACCTGACAGGCGGTTTCCGATTCGATACTATCGATTTGGATGCCGCCATACGCAAATGGGTTATTTTCACCAAGGACGATTCTTACACGTTTAAGAAAGACACACCAGAACGTCTTACATACCTAATACGTGAGTATATCGAAGATGGTGATACGCCTCGGAAATGGCCGGGTCGCATGTCAGGCGACTTCAACACCGGCCTTGGCAACTCCATCATAAACAGTTTGGTGCTGTACGCGTTTGGCGCAAGAAACTTACTTAACAACAACCCATGCTTCCGTTTCTGCGTCAACGGTGACGATTGTTGGGGGACAATCCCCCTCGATTTCACCATGCCGAGCTATGAGCAATTTCGCGAGTGGGGAATGACAACGAAGCTGGAAGGTGAAGCTTTGTCGCCAGAAGGCGTGCAATATTGTCAAGCACGTCCGGTCCTCACATCTCATGGCTGGATGATGGTTCGGGATTTTCGCAGAGTCTTGAATCGTCTTCCCTATACTATTCGACGGTATAGCGGTAAAGCATGGGACGCTTATGCGCGAGGTGTTGCAGACTGCGAGCTTGCGTTGGGACTAGGTATTCCGGTCCTCGACGCTATCGCTCGTTCCTTGGATAAGCAGTTTGCAGATGTCAAAGCACCTCTGGTGGACCGATCCGATGAATACTCCTATATCCTGGCTCGCCAAGTTAAAGATAATAGGACCATAACATCAGCGGCACGGATCAGTTATGCCTTGGCCTTCGATATTACTCCTCAGGAACAGGAAATATTGGAAGCACGCATATTACAACATAATTGGCGCATAAGCCCTGCTGATCGGGATGGCCCCTAAACCACCTCGTAAAACCGGCCGAAAGGCCGGCGGTCGGAAGACCGCACGCAAAGGACGAACACAACGACAAGGTACCGGCACCACACGTACGCAACGTGTTACTGCCCCAGTTGCCATTGGCAATGTGTTGACTACACCCATGGACAAGTCTAGCTTGCTTTATCGTGGTTGTGAGAGACTTGAGATGGACAGTATTGACTATAATGACCCCGGAGACAATGAGGTTTCGACCATCGCTCTAAACCCGTTGGAATTCACGGGCACGCGCCTTGCAACCGAGGCGGAGAATTGGAGTGAGTTTAAGTTCACCCAATGTGAGATCAAAGTCATTACTTCCAACCCAACAAGCATCGGAGGGTCTTACGTACATGCCATAGATCTGAACGTCGACAGCCCAGTGGTTGACAACCCTGCTCAATATATCGGTCAGCTTGGTGGAGCCACTTCTGCTCCATATTACCAGTCTAGTGGCGTCCGAATGCCATCTGCCAAATTTCGATCCAATCTTTGGTTCAAGGTTGACGCTGATGGCACCGACATCACTTCTGACAATACCCAAGCCTTGTACCGACTTGCTACCGAATCGTCCGTTACTGGCCTCTCGGGTGGCAAGCTCACGTTGGTACTCTGGGTAAATTATGTCGTCGAGTTTGCTGGCCGTAAGACTAAAGCTCCTCCACCACCCCAAACCGTTGATCTCACCGTTACCAAGGGCGACACCTATGTCGGTTCAGCCCCTCCCGGCACCAAAGATGCCGGGTACATCGGTGAGAATGGCTGGGGTGCGCTCATGGTTCACAACGCCGTTTATGCTGTCAATGACGACCAGGTATTCGCGCCGTTGTTGAACCCAGCCTCTCCACCGATAAAGTTCATCAGGTACATCACTGGTGATGTCCAAGTGTATGGCTGGAATGACTACGAGTCAGCAATGACTGACGGCAACTCCAGCTGTCAAGGCACTGGGTTTGCAAGTACTGTCGACACATTCACGTTCAAGGCTTACCTTGTCGGGCAAGCCTCCGTGTCTGGGCGTCGCAAGGCGTTTCGTAACGCCAGAGCCAAAAGCTCTGGCAATGTCAACGTACGATTTGCAAAGCTCAGCATTAACGACCAAGATCGTGGATGCAATCGTGTTGGCGGCGTCGCAGATTGTCGAGGCAATCAACAGCCAGGGCCTGCGATCCAACCGGTTGAAGACGACAGTGACGGAGACTCTGTCATTGAAGTAGTCCGCCGCGTGAAGAAAGGGACCAAGCCGACCTAGACGCGCTAGTGTCGGCGGTATGGACGGGAAAATGGGTGCCACCACCCAGGGGGCCCGTCATATCACATATCCTTCGGGAGAAAACCCACT